TCCGGCAGGGTTGCCGTTCGTCATAATTTCTGAAAAATACATCTTACCACGTCCAAGAACGTAGGTCGAAGTTTCCGGGGTCGTGTTCTTCTGGGACATAGCTACCTCCTAATGTTTGCTGTTAGTCCAATCTTCATCTTTGTTCCATTGTGTGCGCCCTGTCGAGGCGGGTGCTCCACACCAAAATCGCCTGAAGGAGAAATAACCACTACTCCCTCGTCTGAATTGAATGTTATCGAATTCAATTCATTAAGCAAGAAATAAGATACGTCAACTTCACAGTTGAATTCGGCCAATACTTCAAACCGCCAATCACGAATCGTGAACCTCGAATCTGTAGCCCCAAATTTAGAGCTGTTAGAAAGTCCACCGGACACTTCATTACAGATTATGGAGCCGGGCGATTCAAGTGTTTCTGTCTCTACAGGATAGTGGTCGGTTCCGTAGGTGACTTTTTTAAATGTTCCGGCCTTTACTTTTTCGTGTACAGCCTTTTGGATTTCAACTCTAACCGACATAAGAAACCCCCGTAGTGTTTGTGCCTCGGGGGTATAGTCCGTAGGCAGGACTGAACGCATCGTAAGCGGTGTCATTCTTTAAGCTGGATGCTTTAACCGACCCTGCATTATCTGCTTCAGGCTCTTCAAGCATCCCAAGCCCCACATCAATTTGAGCCTTGAGCTGGTCAAGGTATTGCTTATGCGCTTTGGTGTCCCTTGTAAGCTGCTCCTGATTCCACATGTCTCCCGTAGACGCGCTGTTGTCCATGAACAAGTGGGGCAGCCTTTGCGCCAGCAGCCAAGTCAGCCAGAGAGCTTCCGTAGTAGCGGCTCCGGCTCGAAGTAATTCATTGTCTGTGGAAGGATTGTCCACCAGACTGTAAGAAAGAATGGAGGACACGCGAGTGCCCCCTAGTGCTTTATAGAACCCCAAGCGAACCTCAGTCATGCTTTGATCGATCAAAGCCAACGTCTGATCGTCATCAGCGGTCTCAATTCGAGCACGCCTCAAAAGTGTCTGACGATCCACATTGAATAGGGGTTCTACAGCCATATTAAGCCTCAGATGTCATTTTTTCAATCAGAGCATCTTTATCCTTGTACTCCCGTACACGAATTTCAAACTCGGACGCACGATCCTTATACATCGTGTTCAGAGCTTCCAGCGGAAGTCCTTCAAGCTCTTCTTTAGAGAAATTCCAAATTCCTTGTGGATTGGTCTGTTCCTGCTCTTCCTGCTCTTCCTGCTCTTCAGGTACAACGGGGTCGGGCAGAGTCTGTGTAGCCTCTTTGATATACCCTTTTTCAACATGCAGTCCGAGGTCTACTGCTTTGCCTCCGGCAGCTACCCACTGTTCTTCCGAAAAGATAGAGCCTTTCGGTAACATTTTATTTCCTACATTGTAATTATAATCACTTGTGTACAATTTCATTATCTTACTCCTTTTTAAAAATCACCCTCCCCCGAAGGGGAGGGCGCGGGGGCGGGATTAGACAACCTTAGTGGAAACATTCCAGTCAGGACGTTTCATCCACGGGAAGGGCCGTGATTTCAGCCATGCGATATAGGTTCCTGCGTCTTTGTCGATGTCGGAGGTAGCGAACCGCCGGGCAATGTGCATCCCGTTCATAATCGCTTCCATATCGCGGATTGCACCATAGTACAAGGTGTGCGAGCTGGCCTGCGGGCGGGCAATATACTCAACATAATCCGTGCGGATCAGAGGAGTAGATACACCCGTGTTGTCGTCCAGATACTTACCAGCGTACTCGAAGAACGGAATTCCACCGAGGGTGCCAAGATACAACATACCATTAGCCTGCCATTCTTCGATGAGGCTTCCCATACCGGCCTGAACGCCGCTGGTAGTCCCGATGGACTTAACAGCTCCGGTGGAGAACAGAGTAGTCAGAGCATCGGAAGCTTCCTCACCGCAGATAGCGGCCATGAATCCGGGGCCACTGACGGGCTGTACAACCCGCTTAGCTGTTTTGATGTCAGCCAGAGGATCTGCGCCGGTAGTATTCCAGTTGGTGCTGACGGCGTACTCATTCCCATCCGGCTTAGCCGTGGAAACCTTAAAGGACGCTTTGCCTTCAACACTGTACTCAATCGAACCTTGCAGGAGCTTGGCAGCCATCCACTCAATACGATTTTCGATAGCCTCGTCCATCTCGATCAGATCTTCAGCGATTTGACGTTCTGCGGCTTGGCCGTAGATGTCCACACCGTTCCGATAGATCGCGCTCTCACCGGCCTGACGCTTCAGCAGAAGGTCGTTGCAGGTCAGGGGACGCTTGATGTTGATTGCGGGAGTCTCGAAGTTATACGAAGACCCATTAAGCCGGTCAATCGTTACCGCTTTTCCATCCTTCTCAACAAACGGAGCCATCCCCGTGGTGCCGGTCAATTCATCAATCTGAACCGTTTCACCCGTAAGGAGAACTTCACGACTCGGCGGGAACAGCATTGCTGTCAGAGCTTTTTTGCCCTTTTCGCGCCGATTTACTACTTCTGACATAACCACTTTATCTGTGGCTTCAATAATATCTACAGACATAATGTCCTCCTTCTTAATGGATGTTTACGAGATCTTCAACAATGATGCCGCGACCCAGCGGAGTCCGCTTGAGTTCAGCCTTGAGCGCGTCAATATCGCCGGAATCAATGTCCTCAGCAATATAGCTGTACGGGATACGTCCAGCGACCATGACCTGCCCCTGTACCGGGGCGGTAGCACTGAGCGTCACAGTTTCGGGCCATACAAAACCACGAATGATGTGCGTTCCGTAGGTAGACGCTCCATCGGTAGCTGTAGCAGCTGCGCCGGTTTCGCCGGTAAGCGGAGTCACATCACCGCTAACGGTCGGCAGATTAGAAACATCTACATCGCTGTCGAAGGTAATGGTATACACATCGGTATCCAGCTCTACAGAGGCTGCAATGCCTCGGGAGGCCAACGTAGCTTGAACCAGAGACACGGAAGCATCTTCAGCAAAGGTCGTGTTAGCCAGTTCCACACCATTATAGGTGATTCCCCACGAGCCGCCTGTAGCACCGCCTGTATCGATTTCGAGTATAGTCGGGTCAGGAGCCATCCATGCGCCGTAATACTCGGTTGTGGCGTTGAAGCCGACCGGAGCGCAGTAGTTCAGAGTCTCAGCACCTGCGGAAGTTCTGAAGATAGCCGTGATCTGGTCGTTCATGCTTACCTGCGGGTAGACAGCAAAAATGTCTGCCGAGCTGGTAGTTACCAATTCTTTTTTGTCAAGTGCCATAGTGGAACTCCTTAGTTAATGTTCTTGGTCATGCGCTCGATAGCCTTTGATTTGGCTTCCGGCGTAAATTTAGCTTCGTCCGCATCGACTTTTCCGGGCTTAGCGGTAGAGTTAGTGGCGGGTGTTTCTACATCATCCTTCGCCAACCATTCGTGGTACTTACGAACAGATGCCGGATCACTCCAGTCAACAGCAGCTAGCACCTTGGCAGATTCAATCTTGGCAATGTGGGCTTTGACATCTTCGGGATTGCTTTTATCCCCCTCAAACTCGACTTCGACCGCCTGCGGTTCGACTACTTCGGGTTCTTCCATCTTGTCCTTGATTACGCCAGCTTCTTTCAAAGCTGTAACGACGGAGGCGGTAGTTTCCTGCACAAGCTCCGTTTTTTCTTCAGGTGTCATAGGCATATCATCCTCCTTGTTGTTTGTGACACGATTACGAACGGCGTTTATCGCCCCGTCTAAAATGGTTTCTTTCGGCATTCCGATGTCCCCCAGCACTTCCAGAGGGCCGCTGTGAGCGGCGACTTTTTGCTCAGAGGTACGAATTACAGTTACGTTTGAGAATTTATCATCCACCTCGTCCGCAGTCATCCACGTTTCAGCCGCCATGAGGGTCTTAATTTCTTCATCTGTGCCCTTAAAATGCTTGCGGTATGAGTTGACGATTGCGTCTTCAAATTTATCCAGACCATCGGCCACCTTACGCATATCTTCGGCATTGCCTATCAGCCCAGTCAAGGGCTTGTGGACAAACATCAGCGCATTGTCAGGCATGAAGATTTTATCCCCGGCCATAGCAATGACCGAGGCAATAGAAGCTGCATATCCGTTAATATACGTGTGGATAGTTGCCCCGTGTTCCATTAGTGCGTTCATAATGGCTGTACCGTCTGTAACCACCCCGCCGGGGCTATTGATTTCCAGCTCGATCATATCCACCTTGCCGAGTGCCTTGAGTTCCTGCTTAAAACCACGGTAAGACATGCCGAACCAATCCCATCCAATGTCTCCAAGGATGGAAATTTTCCCGACTTTACCTTCTCTGGCTATTGCTAATGCGCTTTTCTTGGACATAAGCTCCTCTCAAGTTAGATGAAGCATGAACCTAAAAAACAAAAAAATCAAGGATTAAATTTAACCAATCGCTATTCTCTGGCTTTGGCTTGCGTGTTCATAGAAAGCCATTACAACAGCGTCCGCCCTGTCAGGGGATTTACCCAATTCCCCGTGTTCAAGGTCGGCCATGCGTTTTTTGTAGTCGTCTTTCGACTCAATTTTTATCTTTCCATCCTTGTCCACAGAGTATTTTCGATTGGTAAGCTGCAAGACCAGTTTCCTGTCCGGTTTATCGCCTAAGTACAGATCACCACTGCGAACCATCTTAGCAAACCCGCACCAAGCCTCTGTTATTTTATTGGCATACTTATTAGATTCGTGGGCTGTGTTTTGTGAATAAAATTCATGAACTTTTTTGCCCATTCGCTTGGTGCTCCCGATCCGGCCTACAGCAGATTCCCCCATACCAGACGCGTCTACCACATAAGTACAGTCCTTATTGCCCCATTTGAACTGATCTTGGAGTACTACAGCCCTATCTATCATATCATTCGGGTCTATATGGTTTTTTGCCTCCATAGAGAGCATTACACGCCCGTTTCTGAATACATTTACGCACTCATCACCACCAAAACGAGCCAAGTCGATGCCGATCTGCCTCTTTTTGTCTGCGTGTGCAAAAGCTCTGGAGTATGCAGCAGTGCCGAAACATTTGGTCAATTCTTCCTCATTTATCAAAGAATCAGGGTCAAGAGACGGAAATTCACCCAAAACAGCCACCCTGTACACGTCAGAGTCTTTGCCGAACTCTTCTTCAATCTCTATATTACGCTGACCAGAAAACCATTCACTGAGCGGTGTTTCTTCAGCATTCCAATGAAGGGCTGTCCAAGGATTGCCAGCTAAAGAATGGAAGAAATCAAAGAATCGACAAGTACGTGTATTCGGGTTTCCTATAGCCGTCCATACATTGTTGCCTTTGTGCCCTGTCAGAATTAACAGGTTTGTGTTGTGTAGCCCCTGAAGTGCCTCGGGGTTGGTGGCAGTAATTAGTAAACAGCCCCACATCTTTTGAGAATGGGCCAGCACTCCGTACCCCGTGTTGGTGAACTTAAAAAGGGATTTTAGGCTTTTATTCCCTCCTCGTATCCATTTTTCCGAGTCGGAGAGCCACACATCCTTACATTGTCGCATGGTAGCAAGCAGCTGTGCAGGCTGTTTTTCCCGGCCCTTTTCCTGACCTCACAGCAATGTTCGGATCGCCCGCTACCAGAGCATCCACGAACTGTTTTTGTTGCCAAGTGGGTTCAAATCCGATCAAATCAAAATAAAAATAAATATCCTGCTTAATCTTACGAAGAAA